TTTTTTTGTAACTTTGCATCAGCAAAGGCGAAGGGGAAACAACAATACAAACACACAATACAGCAAATGTCTTTTCTATACAAAATATTTGGTCACAAGCAGCGTGAAGCATCCAACACGGACGCTTCCGCTGCTCTTGTTAATGCCATCAAGGAAAGCGCATCGGGATTCTCACAGGTAGCATCAAGCCGCGTGTCTGTTGACGAAAAGACATCGCTCCTCGTTCCTGCCTACCTCCGTGCGCTCAACGTCATTGCCCAGCACCTTGCAGTACTCCCATTCCGCTATATGTGGCAGAAGGATGGTGTGTACGTAGAGAAGGAAGGTGACAACCAACACTACCTTACAAGCATACAGATGATGGACGGAATGTCGAACTATCAGTTCTTCTATCAGCTTGCATTCCGTTGCGTACATCGCGGTGAGGCTCTCGTCTATCCTCGCATCATCAACGGTGAGGTTGCTGAGTATGTACTCGTTGGCACTGATGAGGCTTCCTGTTACGAACATGACGCATACAACGCCATATACCACATCAACGACGTGCAGAATGGTGTCTGCGGTACTTTCCGTGAAGACCAGGTGCTTCACTTCGTTTGGAACTCCGTTGACGGTAAGCACGGCATCCCACTTTGGAAGTTATGCAAGCCAGCTCTCGACATCTACGCAACAGGCGACAAGGAGACACAGCGCAGATTTGAGTCCGGTGGTAACGTCAGCGGTATTGTCAGCAACAACATTCAGCAGGGTAACGGTGCAGGTGTAGGTCAGTACAAGACACAGACTCTCGACTCTGTTGCTTCTGACATTGAGCAGAAGTTCCGCGATGGTAACAAGATTGTTGCCGTTGGTGGTGATGCGAAGTTTGCACCTTTCAGCATGACATCAACCGACATGCAGTTCGTAGATCAGCAGAAGAGAGCCGTTGACGAAATCGGCAGAGCATCGTCAGTTCCTACCTATTACCTCTTTGTGGAGTCTTCTGCTACAAAGTACAACACCCCGGAGGCATCACGCACAATGCTCTTTACTCAGTGTATCGACCCGATGTGCCGGATGATTGAAAGCGAATGGCAGCGCAAGATGGTTCCTCGCACACTATGCCACAAGCGCATCTTCAAGTTTGACCGTGAAGCCATCTATGCCCTCGACCTTGTTTCAAAAGCGGATTACATCGCAAAGACCATAGCCAACGGCACACACACAATCAACGACTGGCGTAAGCGTGAGAACCAGCCAGCCATCGAAGGTGGTGATGAGGCTCTCTGCACGGCTAACCTCATGACGATAGATGCACTCAAAGCGAAAGGCACTACACCAGCAGCACCGGCACAAACGACAGAGCCGGAGCCCGAACCAAAGAAGAAAGAACAAACAAGAGACGCTAAAGGGCGTTTCACAAAATCAGAATAACAATGGAACAGAACAACCCACAAATCAGGTCACTCTTTCAGCCTACAGGCTTGAAGGTACGTGAGGGAGAAGAGGGCAAGGAGTCCCGCACACTCGAAGGCTGTGCCATAGTGTTCAATACTCCAACCGTTCTGTACGAGGATGATGAGCTCGTTATCCGTGAGGTCATTCTCCCATCATGCGCCCCACAGGAGTTCATGAACCAACAGGACGTTAAGTTAAACCTTTTACACAAGCGACATGACTCACTTGCAAGATGCGTCAATGGTCAAGGAAGTCTCGCCATCGAGTCCAGAGAGGATGGTGTCTATTTTACGGCAGAAGCACCAGCCTGCGACCTCGGAGATAGAGCACTTGCACTCGTTAAGAATGGCACCTACACTGGGTGTTCATTTGAGTTCTACGAAGGCGACTACGACCGAGAGCAGAACACACTCCCCGGCGGCAAGGTAGAGATTGTCTATACACACAAGACATTCCGCAGTGTTGATGCACTGACCATCGCCATGGATCCAGCTTACCCTACCACAACCATAGCAGCACGCGAGAAGGAAACCATCAAGCGAGAGAAGACAATCGCTGAGGCTGAGAAGGCAAAGCTACAGGAACAGAAAGAAGCAGCACAACGCGAAGCAGTAAGAAAGCTCCGTGCTGAGGCTGCCAAGATATTCGCTTAAAGGGCAGCGAACACAGAATGCCCGAATTTTCTAACTCTTTATCCACACAACACAACACAATGGAAAAGAAATTCAATTTGACCGCTGCCCTTGAGCGCGAGAATGAAATCAAGGGACGTCTCCTCGAGATTGCTACTGCAATGGAGACAGAGAACCGTGAAATGACAGATGCAGAGAAGGCTGAGCAGAAGGAGCTTCTCCGCGAGCAGTCAGTCCTCGAAATGAAGATTGCTGCTTCACGTCCTAACGCAATGGAGAACCGCGAGAAGGAAGTTCCAATGAACACCCTCATGCGTGAGCTCCTCCAGGACTCCCGCGAAGGCAAGGCTGCACGTGAGATTACCTTCGGCACTCAGATCAAGACTCAGTCTGGTGCAATCAACCTCACCATCAAGGACGTTATCCCAACAATCAACGAGGGTCTCGGTCTCCCTGGCTCACTGAAGATTGTAACGGGCGTAACAGGTAACGTGCTCTATCCTTACGGTATCGACGATGCAGAGTTTGAGGAGGTAGGTGAGAACGCATCACTCACTGACCAGGATCTGAACTTCACCCAGCTCTCAATCACTTCAAAGCGTTGTGGTCTGTCTATCCTCGTTTCCAACACTGCCATTGATGAGGCTTCTTTCGACCTCATGGGTTACATCCAGCAGAAGTTCACCCTCGCACTGGCTAAGTACCTTGCAAAGAAGGTTTACTCTCAGGCTGCATGGTCAGGCAACAAGGGACCTTTCTCAGGCATCACCAAGGCTGGCACAATCGACATCACCAACAAGAAGGCTTACCAGAACATTCTCGAGGCTGTTGCAGCATTCGTGAACAAGGGCTTCTCTGCTAACGGTGTTGTGCTTATCATGGATGCCCTCACAGAGGCTAAGCTCAAGTGCACTCTGAAGAACGACGGTGTAGGTGGTTACATCATCGAGAACGGCAAGTGCGCAGGCTACGACTACGTAGTAACTCACTACATCAACACCGTGCTCGGTGGCGACGCTAAGACTGCATCAGGCAACACTGACACCACCAAGCTCTATCCAACCACAAAGAGCTACCTCGGTCTCGGCTGGTTCAACTACGAGGCAGTTCAGCAGCACGGCAAGGTTCGCATGGGCATCGACTCTACATCACAGGCAGTGATGAAGATTAACTCTACTGCTCTCGTGCTCAACACTGAGTGGTCACTCACTGACCTTTCCACAAAGGTTAATGGTGGCAACGGCAAGACCGGTGCTGATGCTACTCAGGCATTCGCAGTTTACGAGATCGCCTAAGCAGTAACAAACTGAAATCTCTCTCCCTCGCCGGTGGGGATGAAGCACTTGACTGGTTAGCAGCGTCCCCACCATTTTATAACACTATTCAAACAGCACAACACTATGGCAAAGTACGTTGAAGAAATACAGTTCCGCAAATACGCCTTCATTGAGGAAGGTGACGAGTCCGTTGCAGAGAACATCGAACTCGCACTTGATGCAGCAGAAGAGGCAGTGAGCAACGACCTCGATTGCGCTACTCTCGAAGACTATGAGAATGAGAACGGTCTCATTCCTGCTCCATTGGTTAAAGCAATACTGATGCGAGCATTGCAGGAGTATGATTCCCCAGACGACCTCCAGCATAGTGGTGTGACTGTTATGAATGGTTATCAACGTCTCATCAAACCTTACGTACGACTTACGAAATGAGAGCAGGCACACTTCGACATCAGGCAACGGCAATAGTGCAGACGGTCACTAAGTCATCTGTCACAGGAGCACCGAAGAAGACCAACACCATTAAGGGCATCTTCCGATTCTTCAGACAGACGCACAAAGAGCAGTCGGCACTCCTCGGCAAAGAGGAAGCCACAAAGGGCATCATCGTGATGCAGTGCCGCCGTGGTCCCTTCACTGAGGCTATGACGCACTTCAAATATGATGGCAACCTTTACCGCATAGAACAGAAGCTCCCTGACGAACTTCATAATACGTACGACATAACCGCAACACTTGTCAATGAATAATCTATGGGAGCACACGCACAAAGGCTTGCAAACAGTACACGTTCTCGCACACTTGATGAAAGCGTAAGGTCGTTTCAATCAGGTGCAAGGGTATGGATAAGGACAAGCGACTTGATGCGGTTCACAAATTTTTTGTGGGCGTTAGAAAACGAATATGGGCGCGCATCCCTGTCTCGAGATTTTAAGATCCCTCACGGAATATCTGGTTCTGCTCTTAGAAAAGCTGGTAATTATATTGCCCAAGTTTCTAAACAGAACCTTCGCAGGGGAATGAAGAGCAGTAACGGTGTAACCGGCAATCTACTTTCTTCATACAAAGTTAAAGTCAAGAAGCGTTCTTCGGGAGTCCTGATAGGTTTCAACCAGAAAGGACACCACGCCCACCTCGTTGACCTCGGTCATGAGGTAGTGGTAGGCGAAAAGAAAATCAAGACCGGCAAGCGCACCAAGCCTTTGATGTTCCACACTGATGCAAGGCAGCACTTACCACAGGCTGGTGCAATATTCGTAGCTGAGTACGAAAGAAAACTCATAGAATATGCACAGTGGTGGGATTCACAAGGCTATCACAAAGCAGCACAAAGTTTAAGAAGATGAAAGTAACAACCCTCACATCCCCATTCCTTCTGCGTCAGTACCTCGTAGCGAGTACCGACATGAAGACCTTGACCAACGAGCAGATATTCCCTATCAATGCTCCTGAGAGCACGAAGGGGAACTTCGTGACGTTTACGGCTACAGGCTATCGCAAGGAGTATGTGTCAGCAGTGAACTACAACGAGATCCGCACGGTTGAGGTGGAACTTTGCTCACAGGACTATGACACCGCCGCTTTGCTTATGATGGATGCCTTGCGTAAGGTAGTCATCGCAATGCGTAACGCTGGTGTTGAGGCTCACATCACGGATGCAGACGAATACAAGTATGCTCACGTAGAAGGTGGCGAGACATGGAATGCTGAGCGCGTTACTATCGAACTTACGAACGTTGACGTGGAGATAGATTTCAGTGAATAATAACACAAAACAACAAACCCTTTAATACAACACAAACACAATGGCAACAGCAGTAACATTTAACACCCTTACAGACGTTAAGAAGGCACAGAGAATGCTCTTCATCGGTGATTCAGGCAGCGAGATGCCAATGGCTTACGCTACAAGTGCAGGTCTTTCATTCTCAGCTGACGACATCGACGTTTCCAACAAGGCTGATGGTGGTTGGGCAACATCTATGCAGGGCAAGAAGTCTGCGGAGATCTCTGTTGACGGTCTTGTAGCAGCGAACTCAACAATGGCAGACGAGGGCACTCTCTTCAATGCTTTCAAGAATGGCACCACGCTGAAGTTCAAGTATGCGTATGTCACCATCGCCGAGTCTTCTGATGGCACACAGACAACCGTTAATATTGACACTACCAAGCCAATGTATACCGGAAGCTGTGTAATCACCTCCCTCGATCTCACCTCTGACAATGGCGATGTATGTAAGTACAGCGCATCTATCAAGGCCCAGGGCGCAGTAGTTAAGTCTTAAACCGTAAGAGCAAATGAGTACCTTCATAACATTAAATGACATCAGCAAGAAGCAGCGCATGCTGTTCCTTGCTGATAGCATGAGCAGTCTGTTCAATCCGATTGCTTATGCCACGAGTGCTAACCTCTCATTCTCAGCTGACGATGTTGACGTGAGCAACAAGATGGATGGAGGTTGGGCTACCTCTATGCAGGGCAAGAAGTCAGCAGAGGTGAGTGTTGATGCTCTCTGTACGTACAAGACGGGACTCACAAGCGAGACTGAGTTACAGTCAGGTTGGAGCAGCGACAAGCTCTACGCCTTCCTGTATATCATGTGCAGCGTGGAGGAGCAGAGTGATGGCAGCACCAAGTTGAAGTATGACACCAGTAGACCTTACTATCGTGGTTACATGAAACTTGGTAGCCTGGAACTGACTTCTGACAATGGCGATATAGCCAAGTTCTCAGTTAACGGCAAGAGCCAGGGTGACATTGAGCAAGTCCCTGCCGATGGCTTAATGTTCTCTGTTCGAGCTATAGATTATGAAACGGTTGATGTCCAAGCGTACAATCCTGATTCTGTATATGTAGGGAATGAATTCCTGGTAATTGAGGATTTGGAAGATCTTGGCATCATCATTAGTTCTGTGCATAACGGACAGACATTTGTTTGGAGGGTAGAAGATGATTTCTACACATTGCCAGAATCAGGCATTTCTGAGGCTGGAGATATATTGACTGTTGATTATCGTCCAGGTGAAAGGATTCAGTTGTTCAAGCACGTTCTAAACTAACCGGAAGTACAAACTTCGTCAGAAGAGTAAATCGCATTTTTCACATAATTGCAAACCGAAGGAGGGCAGGGCTCAAACCCTCACCCTCCTTTTTTTATACCCTAACCACACATGGATCCACGCATCACACTCAACGACATCATCACCTGGGAGGCACTCCGCAAGAAGTCTTTTATGCGCTTTAACAGCGGCGAGATAGACGACATCACCACGCTCATGTACGTCCACGACCATTCGAACAAGCGCGAATACACACAGGACTTCTACTGCAAGTTCCTCCGCAAGAAGATAGAGGAAGGCAACCCACCCAAGGAGCTGCACAAGTTCCTGAAGATGGTAGAGCAAGACCTCAAGTACGTCAACCAGTTCTCCAGCAATGACAAGAAAGAGGAAGGTCACGATATGGAAGAACCGTCATTCATGACACCGATGATTAACGCCATCCTCTTCTCCGGCATCAATCCGCAGTGGTTTCTTTGCCAGGGACTCGACATACTGCCAATTCTCTCGCAAGGCTACGAGGAAAAGATGCAGCGCGACATGGAGAACCAACGCTTCTGGGCGATGCTCCTTGTCAGTCCGCACATCAAGTCATCTGCCTTCGACAAACTGAAGCGTGACCTCACATTCGGATGGGAGAAAGCCAAGGCAGGACTCGACAAAATCACTCAGTCAGACATCAACCTTGCGCACGCTATCTTTGGCAAGAAATAACCCCTTCAAAAAAAGGGGTACTACCCTTTTTTTAAAACCCCCTCACACCTTTTTGCAAAAAGGGTACTACCCTTTTTTTTAACCCCCCTCACACAGACACAATGGCAAAACTTAATTTTTCTATCGCACTCGGTCTTGCTGCCAACAACTTTAAGCAAGGTCTCAATGGAGTGCAAAACCAGCTGAAGGGATTTGCGTCAAGCGTCAAGTCCGTATTCGGCATGGTAGCCGGAGCATTCGCAGCCGGACAAATCAAGGCATTCTCTCAGGAGTGCATGAACGCATATAGCGCACAGCTTCAGGCAGAGCAGAAACTCTCCGTCATCATGAAGCAGCGCATGGGCGTGACAGATGCAGAGGTGAAGTCAGTCCTCAAACTCGCCAGCGCACAACAGGAACTTGGTGTCATAGGCGATGAGGTTCAGCTTGCCGGAGCACAGCAGGTGGCAACCTTCCTCAATGAGAAGAAGTCACTCGACACACTCGTCCCAGCCATGAACAACCTCCTTGCTCAGCAGAAGGGACTCAACGCCACACAAGGCGATGCTGTGAACATCGGTAACCTCATGGGTAAGGTGATGCAGGGTCAGACCTCCGCATTGAAGCGTGTGGGTATCTCCTTCACCGAAGCAGAAGAGAAAGTCCTGAAGTTTGGCAAGGAGGAACAGAAAGCCGCCATGCTTGCTCAGGTCATCAAGAACAACGTAGGCGAAATGAACGCTGCACTCGCTCAGACCGATGCCGGAAAGATGCAGCAACTCGCCAACACCCTCGGCGACCTGAAGGAGAAGATAGGTGCTGCACTGATGCCGATAATGGGTCAGCTCGCACCGATGATCAGCAACTTCGCAACCAACGGAGCAAACGCCATAGTAGGCTTTATCAACACCGTGCAGCAGAATATTAAGGCACTTGTGGGCTTCATTGTTGCTCAGTTCGCTGGCATCATGTTACTCCCATACATCATGAAGTGGGTGGCAGACTTCAAAAACGCATCTTTGAACATAGCGACAACCGTGTCACATACAAACGATCAAAGGGTAGCACTGGAGAGGAAGGCGCACTTAGAGATTAATAAAATTCGCAAACTTGAAACCGCTGCTGAGGCTGCATCTGGTCAAGAGAAGGTAAGGATAGAACAAAAATTATTGATAGAGCGTGCAAAGTTGCGTGACATTCTAAAGCAACGTAATGCCGCCGCTATAGCTGAAACCGTAGCACTTGAAAGTGCAGCAGCCTTGCAGATAGCATCCGTATGGGGCAAGGCAATGCTCATGGCAAAGATGTCGTTCATCGGTTTCATGACCACCGTTAAGACCCTCTTCCGTTCCTTCGCGCCATTGCTTATCTTTGAGATCCTCTTCACCGTAGGCATGAAGGTCTATGATATGCTGTCAAAGAACTCCAAAGGTTTCATGGCATTGGCAAAGGTTGTCGGTGGCGCAGTAATGACGGCAATCTCCAACCTTGCATCAATGCTCGCAGCCATATTCGACTACGTAGCCGACCTCTTCGGTCTCGTTGACAAGAAGGGCAAGAAGTACCGCAGCAAGAAGACGGGCAAGGTGTATAACTCGATGGAGGAACTCAATGCCGCTGAGGGCAAAGGCAGCAAGGCTAAGCCAACGCCTGGCAGTGGTGGTGGCACAGGTGGCACAACAACCCCGAAAACCAAGCAAGAAAGCGACTACCAGCAATGGCTCAAGAATTACACCAACGACATAGCCAAGGCAGACGCATCGCTCAAGCTCAACAACATCACCCTGGAGGAGTACAACAACAAGCGTCTCGACCAGATAAAGTCTGCACAGGAAGACCTTGCACTCATGAAGGCTGCAAACCCTGCTGAGGCTAAACTCATAGAGGCAAAAAAGAAGTCACTCGCAGCAGAGCGTGAATATTACACAATACTCACCACCGAAACCGTTGTCACCGGATCGTCAGCGCAAGGAGCACTGCGCAAGGCTGGCAAGAAGGCTGCCGAAAGCCGCGATACCACCTTCGACTACAAACTCTCCGACAAGGATAAGGTCATAGCCGACCTTGAATTCAGCAAGCAATCAATACAGGAACAACTCGCCATCCTGAAAAACGATGCCATAGAGAAGACCGATGAGGTGCTCAATGAGATAGCCAAGCTCGAGACAGACGACATAGGTCTCGACAAGGCACTCAAGCTCGAGAAAGTTAAGCAGGATGTCGAGTCCCTGAAAAAGCAGATGACATCCATGACCTTAGAAGCCATTCAGCAAGGATGGCAAGCCGTGGAAAGTACGGTAAACAACATCGCTTCACTCGCAGAGACACTCAATGACCCCGACGTATCAGGATGGGAGAAGTTCTGCGCCGTGATGAACACCCTTATGTCACTTATGCAGACCATAACAGGAGTGATGCAGACCGTCAACACCCTCATGGAAATAAGCACGGCACTCAAGGAAGCCAACGCAGCAGCATCACAGCAAGAAGCCATATCAGCAGGTTCTGCGGCAATGGGTCACGCTGCTGACACTACGGCAAAGGCAGCAAGTTCGGGTGCGAGTCTCCCGTTCCCAGCCAACATCGCAGCCATCGCAGCCGGTGTGGCAGCAGGTCTGTCTGTCGTTGCAACCATCGCCAGCATCATAGGCTCATTCTCCAAGGGTGGCATCATTCCACGCTTTGCCGCCGGAGGCATATTCGGTGGAGCATCCCCCGTCGGTGACTTCGGATTGGCACGCGTCAACAGCGGCGAGATGATAATCAACAAGACCGGTCAGTCCCGTCTGTTGAGGCTCGCCAACGGTGCAGGCACAGCCAACCAGGGACCTATCAACCTACGTATGAAAGTCCGTGGTCGTGACCTCATAACTTGTGAGGACAACGAGGCTCGTATATCAGCAATATCAGGAAGAAAAGTAAACCATTAACAGACTATGCAACCAAACACAATCTATCAAGGACGCTTCAAGGGACTCGACGAACGGATAATCTATACCGTTCGCTTCGAGTTCGAGAAGGACAACACTGCATCAGGGCAGCACATCATATCCATAGGCGACCCAGGCGACGACATACGCTTTGCCGGAGAAAACACCGTAGAAATACAGTCACAGGTGAACGATACCTTCGACCATATAATGCAGACATCGGCAACCATCCGCTTGCTCGTCAAGGATGACCACCCGGAATTCTACGTGAGTGACTATCGCAAGGTGATGGTCACAATATATGGCAAGCAGTATGACAACAACTTCAATTATGCCAATCCAAACGTCAATGAGTCAAACTTCGGCATAATACTCTTCTCAGGATACGTTGAGCCTATGAGCTACCAGCAGGGCTTCGACCAGGAATGGGATGAGCTGGAGATTAACTGCATCGACATCCTTTCCGCAACCAAGTACCGCAAGTACAGAAACATCACCACCAAGTCTGCCTATGATGCATTCAAGGCACACACGGCTAACCGTTCGTTGTTAGCACTGATATTCGAGGCTATATACGGCAGTGCTGACGGAGTTGTCATTAACCTGACCCCTGAAGGCTACTGTGCTTCGCTAAAAGGCATAATGTACGACCGTAGCATCAAGACCTCCGAAACAGGCAGCAATAACATCTTCGGTGAAGTGTACCTTAACGAGGCAATATTCTTCGGCGATGAGTTCGACAACATTGCTACGTACTATGACGTGCTCGAGAACATTATGCAGTATCTCAACCTCCGCATGACAACAGATGACGGAAACATACTGATATACAGTTTCGACAAGCTGAAGAACATGAGACAGGATGATACGCAAGAAGACTACGACCCTGATGAAGACATCGACACTACCATCACCTTTTATGACATCTATAACCCCTTCTCTGCTAACTATAACGTAAAGACCCGTTCAATAGGGCTGTCTATAGATAACAGCATCAGCCGTGCAGAGGTATTCAACAATATCTCCGTCAAGGCTGACTTCGAGTCTATGGATTATGACATAGTTGATGACCCGCTCGACAGCAAGGGCGTGACCTCCGACTTTAGCCCTGAGCTCTATGGACGTGAACTTATATCTTACGGCAGTGGTACATCCGCTAAGGAAAGATTCAAGCAGCAGGTACGCACCGGCAATTATCATGACGATGGCTGCTCCGTACATGATAAGTACTACCGTATTCTTCGACACAGTAAGTGGCAAGGCATCAACGTCACTCCGTATCCTACTTCACAGTTCCGTTCGTTATTTACGCATCTTAATAGCAACGCAGCTGCCATGGTAGCTTTCGGTGATACCAACTCATTCCAGGACATGGATCGCTATATAGTTGTCAAACCAAAAACAAACAGGGTAGTAAACGCAACTTACAACGGCACGGACACCGTCAATCTTAATCCTACGTCTGGTTTAACGAACTACATCATCATTGACTGCAAGATGCTCTGCACGCCAAGCATCGACAACCAGCTCACAAAATGGAGATACAATGAAGGAGGAATAGTTGATACAGGAGGACTCAACCGTCTTAATGCTTTCAGTATTGTAGACAAAACAGACTCTTACCCTAAACATAAGCCCTACCACGCCAACGACAGCACTCCGTGGCGTTACACCTTTGACTTCTACAATAACGGCAGCTCTACTGCTCAAAACAACATCTTGCCACCAAGCGACCATATGCTCACGGCACGAATAATGGCTGGAGCCAACCGACAGGCAATGTTGCGGTGCCAGTTGTGGATAACTGGAGACAACGGTGTGACTAAGTATGTATCTGAAGACAGTGCTGGCAATCTTACATGGGTGAACAATTACAGTTTCTTCTATCTTCCCATCACGATAAAAAAGGGCGACTACTTCATTGGCACAGAGTTCTCCGTTACCAATCAGAACTATGGTAACTACGCTTTTGATGACAAGGGCTTGATTATCCCAATCAACTCCGGCGATGTACCAGGTGGTAAATTCAACTTCAAGATCTACCAATTAGCCGACATTAGTTTTACTGAAGGCACATCAGCATGGGATGAGGTTGATGCACTCTTCATCCGTGATCTGTCAATCAAGGTAAAAGCCAATCAGAAGGCTGCCGACGATTTCACCGACAAGTCTGATGTCGTCTACAGTTCAAAGACGGATGCCTCTTTCGTCAACAACAAGGAATTCTCCTTCAAGATTAACAGTGCCCTAACTACTGACGACATCGCTGCATTAGGGCTCGAGGCTTCCGACAAGATTATCATATCAAATCCCCTCCTGAAGTCAGCGAACATATACAATCCGCTTACCAGCATCTACAGCTGCATAACCAAAAGACAGGATAAGGCTGAGGCTCACTTTGTGGATGCTGCATACAGAGAGCACTCACGTCCATTCGTCGAGATGCAGATGACTGTACCGGAGGGACTGGATGCAGACAACCCTGGGAACCGTGACAAGACAGGCGTAGACCACTCTTACGTATTCTACCATCCGTTCAGTTTCTGGAGGATGCCCGAGGGCTTGTCTACCATCAGTAAGAAGTTCTATCCATACGCTATCAGTCACAACCTACAGCAATGTACGGCAGAGATTAAGATCAAGGAGTGCAACTACAAGGAGGAGGAACCTGCTACCAGCGTGATTCCTTATACGGCATCAAAGTAAAACTTTTTATCTCTGTTTTACCAAATGTCAGTCCATTTAGCGGTAAAAGCCAAAATAAAACTGACATTTGGTAATACTTTACAAATATTTTTCGTACCTTTGCACACGGTTGAGGGTTAGAGACTTTTTCATCAACCAATCCATTACACAAGTAAAGATGGAAGTATTACACAAAAACCTCAAGGAGACAATTCAGCTACTTATATCCTTGAGTCAGGGCTATGGCGGTGAGGAGTTCCGCATTACGTTCACAAGTGGCAAGTATGGTCAGAGGTCGTTTGTATGCGGCTTCGACGGTGAGACTTATACCAATTGTGATAAGGTTGACTCTACCCATGTTCTTTGTTATTTAGACAATCACGGTCTTGGCTGCGGACTTCTCGCGGCTGAGGTGCAGGTGTGTGAGGCTGACACACGCTTCTCGGATGGCAAGTTCAGACTGAACAGCCGCTACCTGGTAGAAGTAACGTACAACTCCAAGCAGTACCACATTGAGCTGACCAACGGCAAGAGCGACATCATAGAGACCGTTGAGGCTACCTTTGAACTTCTGGGCACTGTGCTCCGTGGTGAGACAGGTGCAACGGGTGCTGATGGTGCCAAAGGCGACAAAGGCGAGCGCGGTTTGCAAGGTGAGCGCGGACTTCAAGGTGAGCGCGGACTCCAGGGTGAGCGAGGCGAGAAGGGTGAGAAGGGTGACACCGGAAGCCAGGGACCTGCTGGTCGCGATGGACGTGACGGAGTTGACGGTCGCGATGGCGCAGACGGACAGCCGGGCGGTATGCTTTTCCCTCAGTTCCGCACCGATGCAGAGGCTGGTACGCTGACTATCTCCGACGATGGAGACCGCATATCGGTCAGCAATGGTTATCTCGTAATTCAAGACTAAAACAATACAGCAATGAGCAAGACATACAAGATCATGCCAACGGCAGAGGGCGCATACTCTGCCAGCAAGCTCTATGATGAGCTGAGTGAGGTACAGGGTGCAGACGGTCTGTACCGCAGTAAGAAATCCGGCAA